ATAGAGAGGCTCAAATGGTAAAAGAATGGGAAAACTCACCAAAAGTACTTCATGCAATTACAGATTCAGTTTCTCATAACATACCTTTGATGGGTGGCATGATAGGATTAACAAAACATTTTAGAGATAGATTTCAAAATTTAGATAATATTTTAGATAATAGAGATTATTCTGTAAAAGGAACAGACCAAGATACATTAAACGCTAAATTATATCCAATTTATGCTGCTCATGGAACTGAATCTATTATTCAGCATTACATATTAGGAATGCCAAATACATTCTTAAGTGGTTACAGAAATACTTATATTGATGAACCATTGGAAAATGTAAATGAGGTTTACAGACAAACAAACGATACTTGCGGACATATTGGAGCAGCCGGATGGTACGAAGCTCCTATGCTTAAATTCTTAAATAGATATGACGAATTTAAAGAGGATTATAAAAACTTAGAAAAAGAATATAAACACATATTTTATTGGGCAAATGAATAAATTAATATCACATCATTTAGGAATGGGAGACCACATAGTACATTGTGGATTAGTAAGGCATATTTATAAAAGAGATGTTAGAAAATATGATACTATTTTTATTTTATGTTATAGACATAATGCAGAAAATGTAAAAAGAATGTATGAAGGTTTAAATAAAATTGAACTTTTAATAATTGACAAAGAAAATGAAATAGGAACTGCAATAGATAATTTTGTAGGAGACAAAGAAGATTTTCATTTAGACCAAAAAGGTTATGAATTATATAATCAAATAGGGGATGATGCTTTTTTTGAGAATAAAAAATATGATAAAAAGTTAAGAAAAGAATTTCAAGTTAAAAGAGATTTAAAAAAAGAAACTGAACATTTTAATAATTATGCTTCAAGTCATGCAGAATATATTTTTGTTCATGATGATTTGCAAAGAGGGTATGAAATAAATAATTTACCTAACTTACCAATTGTAAGAATACCAAAGGATGTACCTTTATTTGAAACATTAACAATAATTGAAAAAGCAAAAGAATGCCATGTAATTAGTTCAGCATTTGTTTGTTTACTTCAATCAATGCCATCTTTAAACTCAAACGTAACAGTACATACATCTGTAAGGAATAGCTATTTAGAATCATATTTTAAAAACGATGGATTAAAAACAATATAATGGAAACACCAGCTAGCTTAATAGACAAACTTATTACAGTTGATTTAAAAATGTGGAATAATCAGGAAGCTCTTTATGAAATAAGGCGAATGACTTTTGAAGAATTTAAATTAAAATATAATGGAAACGAACAGCTTTATTCTATTTTAAAAAAGGCTTGTGATTTAAATGTACAGCGTAACTCATTGATTTATGAATTGGATAAATTATTTGAAAATCTAACAGGAAAAGAAATGGCATTTAATCCTCATAAAACTTATTAATGGAAATACAATTGTTAAATATGTATTTAGAAAGTGGATTAACACCTCAAGAATTTTATAATTTGATTAAAAAATTAAACGAACAATTATTTTATCAAAATATTAATCAATGATACAACTACTTGCAACTACATACATAATAGCAAAGTTCATCCCTAAACCTTTATGGCTTCATCGTAAACCATTTACCTGTCCTTTATGTTTAACTTATTGGACTTTCTTAATTTATCAAATAATTAACTTTACAACTTATTTTGATTTGATTACAATTCCGTTTACCTTTGCATTAATAGCTTCACTCTTTGAACGAATTAATGATAGGTATCTATGACCGAAGAAATAAAACAATCTTTGTTAAATTGGGAATCAATGGGTAAAAACTATTCACCAACATTTAATTGGACTGAATTAAACGAAATAGCAATCAAGTCAGGAAACAAACCTTTTAACTTAGGTTGCAGTGAATGTAGAAGACAATTACTCGAATACTTATTAGCAACAATCAAAGATGGAGCAAGTAAATAATCCTCAACATTATGGAGGAAAAGAAAATATCTACGAAGCCATAAAAGTAATTGAAGCGTGGGAACTTAACTTTCATTTAGGAAATGTAGTAAAGTATATAAGTAGAGCAGGTAAAAAAGATAAAACAAAGTTAAAAGAGGACTTATTAAAAGCAAAGTGGTACTTAGATAGATATATAGACAAAGTATTATGAACTTAGGCAAAGACGAAAAAGGAAGATTTACAGAAAAAAATATTTGGGCTTACTTAGATAAAAACTCAGGAAGACCAAGAAAATATAACACACCCGAAGAGCTTTTACAAAAAGCATTAGAATATTTCCAATGGGCTGAAGATACTCAAAAGGGAAAATACGCTGAAGCTCATCTTAGATTATGGTTAGGTTTCTCACGTTCTAATTGGAGAGACTATAAACAAAGTCCCGAATTTTCGCACACAATGGATATAATCGACTCAATCTTCGAAGGTGACAATGAGCAAAGGTTAATGTGGGCAGGGTCTACACAGGGAGCTATATTCAAATTAAAGAATAAACACGGTTGGAAAGACGAACAGCATAACAACAATACAAACCAAAATATAACAGTTGACTTCGGTAACTCTTTACACACCTCACAACAACCAACGGATAATACATGATTCAATAAACAAAGACCATTATAAGTATTATGTAATTAATATCGGTCGGCAGTTTGGAAAATCATTATTAGCAACAAATCAATTATTATATTGGATTTTATCTAATAAATGTGAATGCGCATGGGTAAGCCCTGTTTACAATCAGGCTAACAAGGTTTATGAGCAAATAGTTTCCGCTTTTGCAAATACTGATATTATCACTAAAAAAGATAGTCAAAAATTAAAGATAGTATTCTGCAATGGCTCAATGCTGCAATTCTTTTCAGCGGAGCGTTACGATAACATTCGTGGTTTTACGTTTGATTACCTTGTTTGCGATGAGTTTGCCTTTATGGATGAAAAAGCATGGACCGAGGTCCTTCGTGCTACTGTCCTTGTAAAAGGTAAAAAGGTCCTTTTAATTTCAACTCCAAAAGGTAAAAACCATTTTTACAAGTTACATCAATTAGATGGCATCAATGAGCAGTACAAGTCTTTTACCATGACTTCTTACGATAACCCAATGATTAATCCATCCGAAATAGACGATGCAAAGTTAACACTACCTGAAATGATATTTAGGCAGGAATACTTAGCGGAGTTTATTGATGGGTCCGCAATGCTATTCAATAATCGACAACTAACGGATAATAAATCTTACGGAAAAGGATTTGCAGGTATTGACTTGGGAAGAGCAGATGATTATTCTGTATTATCTATATTCAACGAAAAAGGCGAACAGTTTTATATTGAACGTTGGAGACATAGCGATTGGTCCACAATAGTAAAAAATATCGCAAACGGATTAAGGACCAACAACGTACAAACAGCATTAGTTGAGGTTAACTCAATAGGGGACGTGATATTTGAAATGCTACAAAAGGAATGTTCAAGTTACTGTACTATTGAGCCGTTTGTAACTACTAATCAAAGTAAAAAGGAAATAGTTGAAAGTTTAATTGTAGCTAACCAAAATAAAGAAGTTAAATTCTTAAACGTTGACTGGCTCGACAAAGAATTAGAAATGTTTACCTATGAGTATAATCCAAAAAGTCGAGTGATTAAATATTCAGCAACAACGGGTTTTCATGATGATGGGGTTATGGCTTCATGTTTAAGCTATCACGCATACTCAAAATACAAAACAGGCAGATACACACTATTATAAAACAAAGGTACTTTTTAAAATGATGACAATAACATTACCAACAAGCTGGCACGATATTTCAATAGATAAGTTTCCATTGATTTACGACATAGTTCGTGATAAGGACATTAACCCTATTGATAGAGAAATAAGAGTAATATCTATTATTGCGGATATTCCTGTTGCTGAAGTTGAGCGAATAAGAATTGACCAACTAAAAGAATTAATTAAGTCGGTAAACTTTATTTTTAAAATGGACTTCCCAAAGGCAGTTGAGATGTTTAAGCATAACGGTTACAGATGGGTAGTAAACTATGATGTAACAAAACTTTCAGCAGGTGACTTTATAAGTCTAAGCAAACTAACTGAAAGCGAAGAAAGCATTATAGGCAACCTTCCGCAATTAGTAGGGATGTTTGTTAAGCCTTATAAACTTAAATGGCTTAAGCTCAAAGAAATAGAAATGGAATATAGCGATAAAGTCGAACATATTAAAAGCATGAATGTAGGTATCGTATATCCGCTATGTGTTTTTTTTTGCAATGTTATAAAAGGTTTACAACCTCATATCGAGGATTATTTGGTAAAGCAGATGAGCGAAGCGAGAGCGATAGTGGAGAAAGAGTTGAACGAACTGAAAACGAAAAACACTTAGATTATTGGGGATGGTATGTTACACTCGATAGTTTAAGCGGTAAGGATAGAACTAAATGGGACTTTTACTTAAATATGAATGTGGTTGCTTTTTTAAATTATTTGAGTTACATAAAAGATAGGAATAAATGGCAAAAATAAACGAACAGCAATTTAATGAGTTAGATAACTTTTTAGCTGAATTAGATGCTAAGCTAAGTGGTGAACAGGATATTTATACCGATAAAGTAAATAACTTTTTAAAAAGAGTAAAAGCTAATTTAAAAAAATATAAGTTTAACGCTTCGGGTAATTTATCTCAATCATTAGCAGCCTTACCAATTAAAAAGCAAGGCAATACAATAACAGTATCAATTGAAATAGAAGATTATTGGGAAGACCTAGAAAATGGAACACAACCACAAGGATATTCAAAAGAAAACAGAAAAAAGTTACAACCAAAGATTTTAGAGTGGATAGGCAATAAACCTGAATTACAAAGAATAGCAAAAGACAAAAAGGGTCAACTATCATTATCGTACGCAATAGCTACAAACATTCTTAAAAAAGGAACTATTAAAAGATTTGGATATAAAGGAAAACCATTCTTAACTGAAGAGATACCACAATTAGAAAAAGACATTACAAAAGAATTTGAATAATGGCACTAACAATTTATAACACACCGAAGGCATACGCACCCGTTTATAATCAAATGATATTTACTTTGAGTAGTACAAACTACGCTCAATCTAATTTTCGTTACATAGCCGATGTTTATGTAAATGGCTCATCAACTTACACACGTTTAGAAGTAGGAAAAAACCCGACTAACAATTATGGAACTTTTGATGTGGCAGGTATCATTCAAAATTTTTTAACTCGGGATGCAGATGACAATACAACCACTTTTAAACAATGCGTAAACTCGATAGCTTATTATGAAGTAAAGTTTGGTGAACAATATGGCGCAAGTAGTGGAATAACTAACTATCCTAACTTAACAACAAGTTCAGGTTATTGTTTTAATGGAGTTTTTAGTCCATTGGATTTTTTAGACTTTGCAACAAACACATACGTTTTACAAAACAGCTCAAGTCAATTTTTAACTGATAAACCTGTAAAATTTGAAACAAGGTCAGGTGAAAAACTTATTTTAGGTTTTATGACTGATGCTGCAAATGAAGCCTACAATTTAGAAGTTATAAGCTATTATGATGACGGTACTATATTTAATACAGTAAGGGTAACAAATCCGTATGCAGCATTAAGCAATAGAGAAGACCGTTCAATCAATGTAAGAGTAGATTATGACTGGTTAAATAGCTTAGTCAATGCGGACCTATCATTTGGCACAACACCGATATTCGTAACAAATTATGAATATTATGAAGTAAGGATTAAAAACAATTCAGGGACAGTTGTAAGTGAAACAATAAGAATATATCCTGGCGAAGATATTTGCAGCAAGTACACACCTATCCGTTTTAAGTTTATGAATAATTATGGTAAGTATGATTATTACACTTTTACAGGTGCAATGACTAAAAACACGAATATAAAGCGAAACACTTATAAAAGTAACCCAAATCAATGGTCGACTACTAATTATAATTACTCAACTACAAGCAGAGGTTTAAGTCAATACGAAACAATATTAGACGATACGATTACAATTAACAGTGATTGGATTACCGAAGCCGAATCAATTTGGCTTGAACAATTAGTAACAAGTCCCGATGTTTATATTTATGATGGCAGCAATTTAGTTTCAGTTAACATTACAGATAGCAGTTACCAAACTAAATATGAAGCCAGTCAACAACTATTTAATTTAGTGATTTCATTTACATATTCACAAAACCGTAAAAGACAACGCAGATGATTTTAACTAAAATTTACATCAATAATGAGCAGATAGATTTAAAAGAAGATGTATCAATCCCTCTTAATTTTAACATTGCTGATATTAGAGAGCCTGAAAAGCGCAGTACTACATGGTCAAAGACTGTTATATTACCAGGTTCTACGTTTAACAATAATCTATTTTCGAATATATGGAACGTTAATGCGGTTATCAATAGTTCGGGTACTGTTAACTTTACTCCAAATTTTAATCCGAATTTAAAAGCACAAGCTGAAATAACTTACAATGAGGCAACTCAATTTAAAGGTATTTGCCAATTGTTAAATGTAAATGTAACCGATAAATATGAAATAGAATATGAGGTGGCTTTTTTTGGTGAACTTCAAAACGTTTATCAATTCTTTACAAATAGATATTTAAGAGATATTGACTTAACTGAATTTAACCACCCTTATACATTAAATGAACAGTATTTAAGTTGGTATCGACCAATTGGCAATGGATATGTTTACCCAATGATTGACTATGGTAATTCAATTAATAGTGAATTTAGAGTACAACACATGTACCCTGCAATTTACATTAAAACAATTATCGATAAAATGTTTAGTGCGGCTGGTTTTACTTATGAATCAAATTTCTTCAATAGTGATTTATTCAAAAGGTTAATCATGCCTTACAATGGCAAAAGTGATTTAAAGCTAAATACAACGCAAGTAAGAGATAGAAGTTTTAGAGCAAGTAGAACAGATACTCAAACTTTTGTTTTAAATGGTCAGCCTTTTACAGATGCATCAGGCATAACAAATGGGTATAATACTTT